CTGAGTACTCCGGTATCGACTGGCAGGCCCTGAGCGAACAGAACCCGACTGAGTACATCAGAATGGCGCGGGAAGCGCAGAAGAGAACGGACGCTGTACAGGCGCTCGGCGCCCGTATCAGGCAGACGGCGCAGGCCATAGAAGCCAAAAGGGCGCAGGAATATCAGCAGGCCCTCTCCGCTGAGTATCAGACCGTTGAGCCGAAAATCCGTGCCCTTATTGGGGACGGCTATGACGGCAAAACGTACACTGCGGAAGTCTACAAATACATGAAGGACGCGGGCGTTCCGGACAAAGCCATCAACAGCCTGTCCAAGGGGTATGAGCTGGAGCTTGTTACGAAGGCCATGCTCTACGACAAAATGGAAAAAGCCCGCGCCGCCGCCGCGCAGAAAGTCGCGGAAGCCCCTAAAGTGCAGGCTCCTTCCGGCGTAAAGGATGACACCGCTTCCGTCCAGAAACAGGCGTTCGCCAGATTCTACAAGAACCCGAACAGTACAGATGCACTTGCGGCCGCTCTCGCGGCCATG